GGGTCGGCGCTGTGCGGGTGTGTGGCCCGGCGTCGCGGCGGCGGTGGCCTGCGGAGCCACGTCGAGGCGTTCGACCGCGCCGCTCAACACGGGCCGTCCGTCGGAGGTGATCTCCCAGAGAAGGCGGTAGGGCGAAAGGTCGGTAAAGAAGTTTTCGTTATAGACGTTCACGACGCCCTTTTTCAAATCGCGGGCCGTGGTGTGGATCGGCCGGTGCTGGTGCTTCACTTCGTAGGCGTGGGGATGCCACGTGCGGTCGGCGGCCAGTACGCCGTTGCAGCAGAAGGTGCTGTCGGAGGCGTCGACGGCGTTGTAGTCGCCGCCGTAGCGGTAGGTCAGCCTCCCTTCGGGGTTGCGCCATGCGAGGGCCTGGTCGGCGAAGTCCCAGATAAACCCGCCCTGATATTTCGGTTCGCGACGTATCATGTCCCAATACTCCTTGAATCCGCCCAGCGAATTGCCCATGGCGTGAGCGTATTCGCATTGGATAAGCGGTTTCGCGGGATCGTCGGCGAGGTATTTCTCGCATTGGTCGTAGCTCCAATACATCGGGCAGACGATGTCGGTGTTGTAGTCCCCGTGGTAAGAGGCCTGCTCGTACTGCACCGGGCGTGACGGATCGAAGGACTTGATCCAGTCGTAGCAACGTTCGAAGTTGGGGCCGTTTCCGGCCTCGTTGCCCGTGCTCCATACGATGATCGAGGGGTGGTTGTAGTCTCGGAACACCATGCGCCGGTTACGGTCGAGGTGTGCGGCGGCAAAGGAGGGGTTACCGGCCAGATTTTTCGACTTGTCGCGGTAGTGGTAGCCGTGCGACTCGATGTTGGCTTCGTCCACGACGTAAAGCCCGTACTTGTCGCAGAGGTCGTACCACAGCGGCGTGTCGGGGTAGTGGCACGTGCGCACGGCATTTATGTTGAGCCGCTTCATCTCGCGGATGTCGCGCACCATCTCCCCGCGTGTGACATAATAACCCGTGTTGGGCTCCATTTCGTGCCGGTTGACGCCTTTGATGAGGATCGGCTTGCCGTTTACGAGCAGCTGTCCGCCGCGGATCTCGACTTTGCGGAACCCCACGCGGAAAGCTGCGGCTTCGGTCACCGAACCGTCGGCGGCGAGAGCCTCGGCCGTGAGCGTGTAGAGGTTCGGGGCCTCGGCGCTCCATTGCTTCGGGGCGGCGACCTCGAACAGCGTTTCGGCGCTGTTGCGGCGGGGACGGAGCGTGCGGGTGTCGAGCGTGCGGCCCGCCTGAGAGCCGAGCAGCACCGTCGCTTCCTGCAGGTTGTTGTCGATGGCGGTCAGGTCGAGGATATCGGAAATCTCGACGAAATCGCCGTACTGGTCGACCTGCGCGGTCAGCGTGGTCATGGACAGCTTACGTCCCTTGGGCGTCACGCCTTCGGTGATGGGCGTCAAGGCCTTGGGCAGCGGATCATACTTACGGAACTCGATTTCCTTGCCCTTGCCCTTGGGGATGTTGCGCTTCTGCGCGAAGCGGTCATGCACCAGCTCGGGTTCGGCGTTGTCGATCAGGGTGTCGCAGTAGTAGGTCTTCATCTCGCCCGAGAGACCGGCATCGGTCGTCACGTTCGTCTGGCCCTCAAACAGGCTCAGAATAACGGGCAGAATGAAAATGTCTTTGAACTTCTTCATAGAGTTTTGTCTCCCTTCTTACAGTCGGTAAATTAGGCGGGCATCAGAATACGATGCGCTCGCCGCGCCGAACGCGCCTTGCGATCTCTGCGCGGTCGGCCTTCGTGAATTTGCTCGGGTCACTCTTGACAATGACCCCCGGCTGGGAAGTGGTTCCATTCTCGTTCGGGCGCATTCCTTTCGCGCGGACATTGTCCATCACGCGTTTTTCCATCTCCGCCGCAGCTTTCGCCGCGCTACGAGCCTGAATGTCGCCTAAATGGGATACCTCGTAAGCGTCTTTTACAGGAACGCCAGCACGCAGCATCGCAATGAAACGCGGATTCTCCGCGACTTCGCGCTTGAGGTCGAAGTCAGGGTACTCGCCCGGTGCGTCCGCCGTGCCGACCAGCTCGCTCGCCTGACGGATCCAGTCGTTATAAGTCTCGTCGGCTTTCTGCTGGCGCTGCCTGTCTTCTTCCTGGCGTTTGAGCGCTTCGTTTTCCTGCTGCATCCGCGCATACTCGCGGTACTGTTCCACGCTCATGCCCATGCTCTCCGCTTCCGCATTGTAGAGCACGCTGTTGAGCGCCGCATCGCCCTCAAAAGCCGCACGCAGCTTACTCATATCGCCGTCCGACACGCCATAATGGCGCATCAGTGTGTCGATAATGGGCTGCGAATCTGCGATCTTCTGGTCTTTGGCCTTCTCTTCGCCGAATCTGCGGTTGATGATGCGCTGCGTCTCCGCGGTATAGACGTCCTTGTATTTGCCGTTTACGAGGTCAAGGAACTCCTTTTTCAGGTCTTCCCTGCCTTTTTCCGCAGCCCCGGCGTCGTGCTGCTGCATCTTCGCGCCCTCGCCCTTCGGCTCGCCAGAAGAGGTCCCCGTATCGTCAGGTGTCTCCTGCTTGCCGAACACGACGTTGGCGTATTCGCCCGTTTTGCCCTTCCGGGTGGGAGAAGAGCTTGCATTCGTGGTCTCGCCCTGTGCGCTCGCGCCTCCCTCAGCGCCGCCCGATGCACCGGCAGCGGCCCCCGCAGCGGCAGCGCCGCCATCAAAGAGACTCAGGATCACGCGAAGCGTAGTTTTGAGGTTCATGGTATCCCTCCTGCTTGTCAAATCGCGGATATTCGGCCCTCCGTGTAGGCCGTGCAGCGCTTCCCATCATCCGCAGGGGAGGGGAGAGCGGCGAAAAGATGAAGAAAAACGCCGACCCTCCCTCGCGGGCGTATGAATAGGAGGAAGCCACTCGCACGCCTAAAGCGTAACATGCGGCTTCCTCCGTCTCACCACGGGCGAGAAAAATTTTTTAATTCTCTTTGACGTGCACGCAGATCGCGTCCGGCCTCGTGTCTTCCAGCTGCTTGAGCCCGATGCACGCGGCGATGAATGCCGCCTCGATGCGCTCGTCGCCGCCGCAGTGGATGAGGAAGCGCGGCGCACCATCGTCTATCTCGAAGCCATAGACCTCGCACTCTCCCTCAGCTTCCATGTTCTTCACATAGCCGCCGAAGGCATACATCACACCCGTGATGTAATTGCAGCATTTCTCGTCCGCCGAATGTCCTTCGCACAGGATCATGTATCGACCAATTTCGTGCTCGATGTGAACCATCGTCATGCACTTACACCCCCGGCATTGCCGCGCTGCTTCCCGTGTCCATGTTCGGCTTAGACTGTTCGGCAAGCTTCTGCATGTACGGCGTCTGTGCGCTCTGTGCGTCAGCGTTCTTGCTCTCAATTCCACCGCTGCCGCTCTTACGTGTCGAGCCGCCACTCTGCGTGCCGCCCGCCGTTCCGATGCCCATGTCCTGTCCCGTAAGCTGCTGGATAACCGCGAGCGCCTTTTGCAGCTGATCGCTCTGCTGCTGCACGACGTTGTAGAGCGTCGCGCCCTCGTTGACCTGGCTCTTGATCTTGTCGATTCCTTCGAAGTCCATCATGTCGAGCGCAATCATGCTTTCCTGTGCCCTGTCTGGGGAGAAGAATCCCAGCGAATACAGCTCTTTTGCCCGCTCGTTCTGTTCCGCACGGGAGAAGGGATTCTTCTTCTGCGCCTTGATCTTGATGTCAAAGACCGGCCTGCGGAACAGGTCATTGCCGAGGCTATCCACACCAGTCACCTGATCGCCGAGCTCGTTCACGCCGATCTGCGCATACTCGTAGGGCATTTCATTCGTGATGCGGAAAGTACGCGCTGCGTCGTAGAACTGCCGCATGCGCTCGATGCACAGCTTCACGATCTTCGCCTGCGCGCGGTAGCACGCCGAAATCATATCGCGGCTCGCCTTGTTGCCCGCTTCCTGCAATGCGCTGATCGCCGCAGCAGCTGTCGCGCCGGAGGACGTGCCGCCGTTGGAAACGTCGCGGTTTGCGCTCGTTTCCTTCATCTCGTCGATCTTCATCTGCACGATATTCGCGTAGATGGAATCGAGCGGGCGCGTCGTTACTTCGCGGAGCCTGCTCTCGTCGATCTGGCCGGACACGTGGATGATCGGCTTGCGCCAGTCAAGGAACTCTTCTTCGTTGATGTTCAGGCTTTCACTCGCAAAGTACCGGCGCTTGCTGCCCATCATTGAAGTTTCGAGGATGTTGCCCCACAGCTTGTCGATGTAGAGCTGCGGATCCTTTGCAATGGCCGTATATCCGAATCCCGCAGGTGTGCCCTTTTCTGGGAACAGCACGTCAAACACGAACGGATATTCGCCGTCTTCGTAGAAGCCGCCCTCCGCATATTCTGGGTCATTTTCGCTGGCGTAGATGATATGCTCCTCGTCGATAAACTTCGCGTAGTGCAGTACCGTCCTCCCGTCTGTGGCCTTCTTGCGGTAATACCAGTCGATCACGGCGACCTTGTTGCTCGTGTCCACTGTGTCGTCGTACTCGTATTTTGCCGTTTCAATGCTGCTGCCGCTGAGCTTATCCGCAAACTGCGGGTATTCGTCCTCGATGATGTCGCGGTCGACGAGCGCCACCGTAAACACGTTGCGGCTCTTCTGGATGTCCTCAATACCCGGCTCCCAGAAGATATTCAGCGGGTCAATGCCCTCGATAGCGATGTCGCCGAGCCCGTTGTCTTTCTCCTTGTCCCAAAACACCCCATAGAGCGCCACACCGTGTTTGAGCTTTTCCCACCACTCGAAGCTGTATGTGCTGTCAAATTCGTTGTATTCCATGATGACCGGCAGCACAGACGAGAGCGTCTGCGCGCTTTCCTCGTCGCTCTGCTCGCGAGGCAGGCATACGGGCTCGGGGTAGTTGTCCATCGCGTCGGCGTGCTTATTCATGATCGAATTGAACAGCCATGCACTCGCAGGCTCGGGCGATTCCCCCGCGTCTTTCGCCCCGCGTCGGATATCCTCCCAATGCCGAAGCTTCCACCAGCGCTCCTCCCTCGTCTTGCGATCCTCTCACTTC